CGTAATGGCCGCCGGCGTGGTCGACGTCGACGCGCCGCTAACACGGTTTGAAATACGCAATGACGGCGACGCCGCCGGCGTCACCGCCGCCGACCGCCTGGTTTGGGTGACAAATGCAAACCTTGCCATGCGCATTGTCGAGGTTTCACGCGCTGGGGTGCGGCCGCTTTATTTGACGATCGCCGCGCGCGAGATTGAACCCGGCGAGGCTTAAAGACATGGCACGCCGTTCGTCGATTAGAAACGCAAGCCGCCTGCGCCGGACATTGCAGCGCATTGGAAAAGAAAACGGCGAAATCGTGCGGCCGTTACTGGACGAACTAGAAGACTCGGCAATCGATTTGCAGCACCAAATCGAGTTTAACATACAGGGCCGCGGCCTGGTCGACGAAGGCGATTTGCTGGACAGTGTCGCCCGCGTCAAACAGTCGGGCGGGTTTGTCTGGAAAGTCGGGTTTTTCAGGAAGGGCGCCGTTAGAAAGTGGCGCCGCGCCGGGTGGCGCGCGCACTTCGCCGAATTTGGAACACGCAAGCAACCGGCGACTCCGATCGTCGCGCCGGCCGTAACCGAGATATTCCCGGAAGCCGTCGCCAACATTAAACGCGAAGTCGACCGCGCTTTGGAAAGGTTTGCCAATGGCCGCCGATAGTCGCATGGCGCTGCGCGTCGCGGTCGTCACCGCTCTAAAGGCCGACGCCGCGTTAACCGCGATCACAGGTTTGCAGGTCGTCACAAAGGCACGCGCCGGCGTTACGACCCTGCCTTACATCAAAGTCGCGGCAATCGCTGGGCGCCTGTTTGACACTAAGTCAAGCGACGGGTTTGCCGGCACTGTCGAGATTCATACCTATTCAATACGGCGCGGCACAACGGCCGGCGTCGAACATTTGCAAAACCTGATTTGCAACGCCCTGGATGGCGCTGCGCTGTCAGTTACCGGCCATGCGTTAATCACGTTTCACAATGAATTTGCAACGTCGTTTGAGGATCCCGACGGCGAGTCGTTTCAGGGCGTGCAGCGTTTCCGATTTATCACCGACGAGGCTTAAATAATGACAATACAAAAGGGTGTCGACGTCCTGGTCGGCCTGGTCGACGCAACATATGCCGGCGCGTATACAATTGTTTCGGGTCAAACGACCGGCGACATTAGAATTAGCGACGAATATGTCGACGTAACGCACAAGTCGTCGACGGGCCTTTGGCGCGAGGGCGCCGACGGCGCAGGGATCCGCAACGCGTCGTTTACGGTCGGCGGTTATCTAAACGAGGACTCAAGCCTGGACACGGTCGCGGCCGCCATATTCGGCACCGGCGATCGGCACGCGTCGTTAGGGTTTCTTATTCCAGGCGTCGGCATGGCTGCCGGCGACTTTGCGGTGAAGCTCGAAACGAGTGGGGCGCTTAACACGGCCGCGGAATTTACGCTAACCACGGAAAACGCCGGCGACGTTACTTTCGTGCCTGGCGTTCAAGACCGTTACGCTATGCAAGCGTCGCTTGTGCTTAATTTTGTCGAAGATTCTTATTGGGTTTCGGGCGTTCACAATACAGCATTTGCCAGCGTCACCGGCGCCAGCGTGACTCGCGTGTCTAAAAAATGGGATCCCGACTGGTCGTTTGTGTCGGGCGAAGCGGTCGGCACACTAGAGGAATTTGCGTCTGGTGTCGCCGCTGTTGGCGCGCGCGGTTTGTTGGTTGAAGAGACCAGTATTAACACCCTCCCTAACCCGCGCGGGTCTGGCGCTGCTGCCGGAACGCCGGGAACAATACCTACCGGCTGGGCCATAGATGCGGCGGGGTCTGCAATTATGACGGTTGTTGGCTCTGGCACAAGCAACGGCTGGCCCTATACAGAAATTACACTATCCGGCACGCCAAGCGGCGATTTTCAAATTTATTTAATGGCCGCGACCGATGCAGCGGCACTAACCGGCGAAGATTGGACGGTATCTGCGGGGTTTGAGATAGTGTCGGGCGATACGTCGAATTTGACAAGCCTTACTTTTTTGGTAGCTGAATACACAGCCGCTTCCGCGTTTGTTACACAAGGACAGTCTGGGGCGCTTAGTATTGACACCAATCACAGGCGCCACGCCTACACGCGGACACTTGATGGCGGCGGAACCGTGGCAAACGCGCGCCCGACTCTTTATTTTGATTGGGCAGGCGCTGGCGCGCTCAATATCACCCTTCGAATTTATGCGCCACAATTTGAAAAAAAAGCCTACCCTACAAGCCCAATTCTGCCCGTTACGACCGGCGCGACAACGCGCGCTGCTGATGTTATTACCGTTGCTAACGGCGCGTGGTCAAATGATAGCGGGCCTGGCGCGCTCTTTGCCGATGTCACTTTGAATTATCCCGGCGTCGCGGCGGGCTACCCGCGTTTATTGTCATATGGAGTCGATGGGGATAACGAGGTGGGCCTTCTCGTGCTGTCAAACACGGGGGCGGGTTTTTCGGCGCGTAATACTGGCGTTACGCAATTTGCCCTAACGCCGGTTAGTAATAGCGGCGCGGGCCAGAATGTTAAAACAATCGCGGCATTTGCGGCTAATGATGCGGCGGTTTCGGCGTATGGTGAGACGCAAGGCGTAGATTCAACGGTCGATGTTGCTTTTGGTACTAGCGCGCTAGGTCTTGGCTGCGCGCCCGATGGGAACGCCTACGGCGCAAACTTCTATTTAAGAGAGTGTATGTACGCACCGGCGCGTTTTTCAAACGCCAAGTGTGAGTCAAAGGCAGGAAATTAAAAGATGGCCGGTTATTTTTACGCATATGCAAGTAAAGCCACATGCCGCGCGGCTAACCCCGAATGGTTTGTCGAGAATATAGACGGCGTCCATCATTTAACGGGCGGGCGTGTGGAATACAGCACGCGCGGCGTTGCGCTTGTTCCGGCGGTTCTGTCCGATATGGACGAGAACGGCGATCAAACGGTCATCACGCCTGCTGAAACGTCTGCCGATTATGTCGTGCTAACGCCGCATGAAAATGACGGCAAGCCGACGAAAATGATTGCGCCCGTCGGCCATGGAGGTTTTGCCTAATTATGGCCGACAATAGCGGCGGCCGCGCGCTAGTCGTCGAAAAGATTTGCACGGCGGTTTTAACGCCGACCGTGTCGCTAGTCGTGCGACCTGGGCGCTACAAAGTCGTCGTCGTCGACCGCGAAGGCGCCGACGTCGAAACCATTTGCGAACGGATCCGCGCCGTGCCGCCTGGCGCGGTTGCCGATTTGGTTGCCGAATATGTCGCCGCGCAAGGTTGCGGCCGCATCGAATAGCGTGCGCGTTTGCGCGTTATAACTTGAAAACCCGACGACCCGCGCCGGCGGGTTTTTATCAAAAGGACTTAAAGTAATGACTATTCAAAAGGGCAGTGACGTAAGAATCGCGCTGGGCGACGGCGCGTCGCCCGAAGCGTTTACCAATATCGGCGGGGATCAAAACGCGACCGTGCGGTTTAACGACGAGGAAGCCGACTTTACAAACAAAGGATCGACAAACCTTTGGCGCGAACGCATGGACGGCGGCACAATCCGCGACGTCGAAATTCAGTGCGAATTGGTTTTGCTGGAAGATACCAGCCTTGACACAATCGTCGCCGCCCTGTTTGGCACCGGCACGCGTCACCAATCCATGCGCGCCGTTGTGCCAGGCTTTGCAAACATCGATTGCGCGACCTGGCACATTAGCGAAATGAGCATGGGCGGGTCGCTTAATGAGGCCGCGTCTTGCTCGTTTACAGCGCGCAGCGCTGGGCCTGTAACCTTCACGGCGACTTAATCTTATGAACCCGATACGGAGTCAGGTGCCTTTCGTCGCGGGAGGTCAAACGTTTACGGTCACGCCGACGTTTGACCTTGCCGCGCGTATGGAAGAAATACTAGGCGGCGTTGGCTGCGCGGTATTATTACAGCAAGCGGGCGCCGGCATTTGGCGGGCGTCGCGCGTCGGCCTTTGCGTCGCCGAATGCTTAATGGCGAGCGACTCGCCGCCAACCGATCGGAAAACGGCCGAACGCTTAGTGCTGGTAACTGGCGTTTCGCGGTTTTTGTTTGACGATGAAAACGCCGACGAAATGGGGCCGTTGTTGCAAGTCGTTTCGCTGTTAACATTTGGACCGGCCGCACTGTTGCCGGATTCTGGCAACGGCGAAAAACCAAACGAAAAAAAGCCGACCGCGCCAAAATAACCGACCCGTTCGACTGGTGCGAATTGCTGGGCGCGGCCGCCGTGCTGGGCATATCGACGACGGAATTTTGGCGCGAGATAACGCCGGCGGAATTTTTCGCGCGCGTGCGCGGTTACATCAAAGCCAAC